ATTGTCATCGAGGGCGAATGCATCAGTAAAAGTTCTCGCATAATCAACGACACGCGAGAGCGATTCGTTCATAACAAAAACTTCGGGGCTACTTTCTGGGACTTTAAAAAAGTCTACAGATTTTGGATCTAGCAGTTGGAAACTGTCAGTAGATTTCTTAGAGAAATCGATCTCGTGCTCTTCGAGCATAGTGGCAAGTAGATTTCGCTCATGCCCAGAACGGAAGTAACGGTTCTTTGTGTCAGGATCGAGAACGACATCACTTGCTTGCAAGTCCGCACCGGACACAAGCGACTTGGTATTCTTCGCGGATACCGTTGTTCGAAGATCTCTGCCGTAAACAATTACCTTAGTCAAAATCGTCCCTCACTTTGAATTTAATGAGGTCATCGACTGTCTGGGTTCCACCACTTGCGAATGTGATCTCTAACTCACCTTCATACACACCAGCGCTTGGGAATGCGGTTGTTGGGAAATCAGTTGCACAAGTCCCGCCTATGCCACTGGTTATCGCAGTTGTGATCACCGAGTTAATCGTTGTTTCGCCAGCAGCGCGGATTCGAAGCCTGACAGTGGCTCCTGTGATGTCGATCGGAGCCCATGTGGCGCTATCTTCAGCATCAAGCGTTTGTCCGGACGCTGCAGTATTTGCGTCTTTTAAACTGAATGTGAGCTCGGGGAGAGTGTCTCCCACCACATAATTCAAGGTATCGCTATATGCCATTATATGAACTCCCGGTAACGCACACTTAAAGAGCCGCCACTAAATCCATACTTGACCTGGCGAACCGTTCTTCCGACCTCGCGCTCATAAAGAACTTTGTTATTAGAAGCTGAGCCGGGATTGCTAAAGGGCTGATTAGGCATCATCTGAAGCCGATACAGGGCCCCTTGGGTTAATGTCTCCTGGTGCTCCTTCGCTATCGAATCCGGCAAGCTACTGGCTGTTGCGGTTGGTTTCAGCGTGTAAAGGACTCGAAAGGTATCCGCGGTACTCGGTATTGGCGCCACATAGAAATTGGTGTTATCGCGCTGCGCGTAATAGATCGGTGTGCCCTGGTCCGTCTCATCACCCAGGCTTTCTAAAAGTCGGTTGTAACTTACAGGCTTGAGCTTTTTCTGATCCGCAAAAATATCAGTTATGTAGTTAAGCTCGGTCCCTGCCGGAACAGTCACATCGTATTCGTTTATGCCCTTGATGACCGTGATGTTTTCCGGCTCAGGAATATAGACGCCAGTGCGTCTACAAAAATCAATTGCAGTCTCTCTAACCGAACGCTCGATTAAAAAGTCAGGCGCGCCTGGAGCCTCCGGTCTAACGAAGCTAGCAAAAGCTGAAAACTTCATCAGGCCCTACCAGCATTCACATCAGGCGTTGCCGGAACTGGAGCAAGCGCTCCATCGATGTTCGCCTTAACTCCTAAAGCATTAGTAAACGATTGGTAGTGCATCATGCTGCGTTGAGCGTTCCCGGCAAACTCAGAGTCTTTCTGATATGCCCGATACAGGATGTAATCCAGCAAACAGTTTGCGTAAATATCGTCCAACGTAATCGTTGTGGTATCAGTCGAAAAGTTACTGATAGCGATATCTGAAGGAGCCGCACTGTATTTAATCTCGATTTGAAACGAAGTCGTTCCAGCCGGATACACATAAAACGTCTTAGGGTCCGCCGGATCGAAAATAAAATGCTCGATCTTTTTAGTGCTATCAGCCGCGGTGTTGTGCCAGTTGGGCAAGGTCTCATCTAATACCTTGCGGTCCACCTGGGTGATTGCGTAGCCACTATCATTTCTGACTACATCAATCAGTCGCAACCCACTACTAGGAATCGTCTGCTTACTTCCCGCAACACAAGTAATGTTTCCATTTTGCATGTTGGAATCAGGACGATGCAGCACGACTTCCTTTTGTGCGTCATTGAAAAATTTCAACAGCTCAGCGTTTGGAAATCGAACGTTCGTATTGTCCTGTAAGATTATGGATGCTCGATCTAGAACATCTACGACTTTAGTCGTTGCCATCACTGTCCTCCCACTCAATTATTTCGAGGTCAGGATTTCCCTTAAAGTATTCGTTATAAGCAAAGACGTTCCCGGTAAAGATATTCTTAACGGTCTTAGGCACTCTCATTTTTGGAGCGTCTTCAACCAGGGTTTGACCTTCATCCAGTTTCTTCCATTGCTCTTTAAGATCCGAAAGCTTCATGCGTCGATCTAACTCAACGTCGAAGTTTTCTTTCGCGTCTTCGAAGATTTCATCCTTTGTCATCGGCTCAGCTGAAGCTGCAGGGGGAATATCCTCTGAAGCAACTTCTTCTTCAGCTTCTTCTTCAGGTTCAGGCTCGGGCTCAGGCTCTGCTTCCTCTTCAGCTTCTTCTTCAGGTTCAGGCTCGGGCTCGGGCTCAGGCTCTGCTTCCTCTTCAGCTTCTGCTTCTGGTTCCGCTTCCTCGACTACCTCTTCCTCAGCCACTTCCTCTTCAACAATTTCTTCTTCAACGGTCTCAGTGTTTTCTTCTGCCATCTTCAATTCCTCAGAAAATGGGGGGAGAAATCTCCCCCCGTGCCTTCCCTATTTCTAGGTCCACTTACAAACGTAAAGAGCGTCTGGAGTTACGACCTTTGAGCCGTAAACCTTAAGCCCCCTGACCGCTGAGCCGAAGGAAGACTCCAACCGGACGGTTTCGTTGTTGGTGAACTGAGAAGCAAAAGTGATTGCCTTGGGGTGACCAGCTAATACGTTGGTTGCTCCGCTGGTAGAACCAGAGGTATCAACGAAAAGCATGTTGGATTGATAGACCGTGAATCGATCCACAACACCCACTTTTCCGTTTCTTAACGGAGAAGCGTCATCACCTGTCAGATATGCTTGACGCAATTCTGATTGCTTGAGCAGAGATATGAACTCTGGAGACATGACGATGTATCGTCCTTCTTCAGGTACGTTCAACTCATCAAGCGTCTTAGCAGCCAGGAGTATTCTCTCCAGGATGTTACTTGCAGTGATGGTAGTAGTGCTGCTTTCAACCGTTGTACCACCAGCTACGACAGATGCCAAAACTGCAGTTTCCACTGCGATTCGCATTTGCTCGGCAGCATCGGCACTCGCTTTTTCCATCAGATCAATGTCTGACTGAGTTTTCTGGATATCATCCAAATTGAACGAATAGTACTTCGCCTGGTCAATTAGCAGCTCAACGGTCGATGACGTTAACGTCTGATTCGTAATCGAACCCGTGTAGTCATTGATCGTGATTGCAGGGACCTGTCTGATATTAACTTTGTCCCCTTGACCCGTTATTTCGCCTTCGTAATCTGTATTGCTTACAGCCGGCAAAACGGAAGATTTGTAGAACTTAGCTTGCAAAAGCTTGCTAAAAATTTCGGGGATAAACGCTTGTTGCCCCGAGGTATATGTAGGAAATGCCATGTTAAAGTTACCTCACAAGAGTAAAATTATTGGCGTATCTGTCCAGCTGCCTGGGCTTCCAAAATCTCCCTTTTATGCTTCTCGAATAACTCGTTAGGCATTCGTTTGATCTCTTCGACCGTCCAGCTTTTCTTTACGCCAGTTACATTAGACTTCCGAGATTTAGGCATCTTTGGCGAAGCCGCCTCTTTTGCCCTCTCTAAAGTCTGCTCTTGCGGCGTTGGTGGTGTGACTCCCATGTCTGCTTTGAATTTCGAAAGGACTGCGTTTACATCATTCGAGCTACCGCTTTGCACCCATTGCTGGGTGAATGCATTTTGATCTTCTAACCAAAGGGCCCAATCTGACGTTTGAGTTATTTGCTCAAAATCAGGATGAACCGCTCGGATGTCATCAAAGTGCGCTTCCAACATTTTTTGTTGCTCGACTTGCTGTAACTGCTCATCTCTTTTTTCATTCAAAGCGGAATGTTCATCTAACCTGTCTCGCAAAATTTGAATCTCGTCCAGGAGAGGTGATGCCACATCAGGATATTCTTCCTTCAACTTTGACAATCTCTCTGTATCACGAGCCGATTCTGCAAGTTGACCCTTTAGCTCAGTCAGCGCAGTCATTAAGGATTCGTTTTGTTTCCTCAACTCTGCAGCCTCTTGGGTGGCTTGGGTCATTTTCCGCTGAGCTCCTTTCATTGCTCGCTCTGCTTTCTCGACACGATCGTCGATTGCAGATAGTTCGGTAGAGTCTTCGCCGCTCTCGGACTCTTCCTCACTCACCTCGTCAGCTTGAACTTCCACACTCTCGGTTGGTTCTTCCGGTGTTTCTTCGATCACTTCCTCTGGCTCTTCCTCAGTCTCCACTGCCGTGGGTTGAGCACTAGCCTTCGTCATTTGATCCATCAGTTCTTTAGCTTCTTCTTGAAGTCGCTCTGGGTTTACTTTTGCCATTTTATTTCTACGAGTCCCTATGGATGTTCGTTAGTTAAATTACGGATAACCCGTTAGGGGTCCGCACCTTTCCGAGAACAGACAATGCCTGTTCCTCTAGCTCAAGCAGATTTCGCAGCTCATAGAGCCGCCCCTGCTCAAACCGAAAATTCGTTTGATCCGATTGTTCTAGTCGAGTTGTCGCGTCGTTGGTTCTGTTATGCAACAGGTCCAAGACCAAGTTCCATTGATCCTGGTTCCTCAACCATAGGACCGCCTTGGCTTGTTCCGGCGACAGCTTGAGCTTGGATTGCTTGTTGTTCAGCTGCTAACCTCTCTTCGGATTTAATTACTTCATCTGGGTCGATATCCAAACTTTGCGCGATGTCACGCAAGAGCTGGTTTCTATCAACCAAAGCCGCATCCATGGGGTTACTCACTAAACTCAAGAATTGGAGTAGTCGTTGTGATTGCACTTCCTTCTGGACCAGAGCAGTGCTACCTCTGGGGATTACTTTGAGATCGCCCTTGGCTTTCTCGTTCAATCCAAATTCCATATTAAAATGGAAAAGAGCCTCAACCATGGGCTCTAACAAATAATCATCGATGTTCTTAATGGTACTCTTCAGCGCCACATTGGCGGCACCCATCAACATCGAGATTCCGGTCGCTGTTTTATTCAGTGACCTGGTTTGCTCACCGTGAGTGTACGAAGGCAGAGATGTAGTCTCATCTGCAAACCGCCGAAACAGCTCCACGATTTGATTTAGCCCGTTCGCATTAGCGATAGGCTGATAGAACCTAACAGCCGGCATGCTGCCGTCCCCACCCTCTCGGAGGAATACTCTCCAGGGGTGAATGTCTGTTGGGTCCTCGCCGGCTGCTAGAAGATCTGTATTGATCTCCATCATAGGGCCGGAGCTTAGCGCCAGGTTATCAATCCATATCCTGGTCGCAGCATTCATTGTCATTTGAGAATCACGCATCATTCTCGGTACGCCAGTACCCCAGAATTGGTGAGGGCTCTTTTCATAAGGAAAGATGTGATAAGGGATCTTGTACCCACCAATAGGGTTCAACATCACCTTGATAACTTTGCCGCCAGAAAACCAAACACAAGCACTGAAGTAGTCACTTAGGTCTGCGTTTTCTGCGAACTCGACACCATGCTCCTTGAGCTCGTGCCCATCTATCTGACCCCAGTACTCAATAACCTCGAATCTATTTGATGATTCAGTGTGCTCGTTAATGCCGGCAATCATTCGACGGGTACGCTCGTGATCTTCTTCTGTGTGATTCCCGTGCCTGTTCTGCTTGATTAGATAGCGAACCATTTCGCCATCAAATCCCGGTATATCAGCAAGGTCCCTAAACTGTCTGCGCGTTAAAACATGACGGCGGAATAGACCATCACAATCATCAAGGCTTGTGCAGTAGGGATCTGGGTACAAGTCAAATATCGATACGCTCTCCACCTCTGGCATCGCCTTTTCTATTTGCGACAATGCGAATCCGGTCTGCCCCGTTGTGGGGTCTTGCATCTTTGAATAACTTTGCACCCGGTCAATGCGGACTGTGCCGGCTTTGAT